TCAAATATTAAAGATTTAAGCTATGGTTTAGATTTTATTGATAGCTTACAACCAAGAGAGTTTATTTGGGATAATCGAGCAGAAACTAAATTACAACAAGTTAAAGATGAAAATGGTGATGATGTATTTGATGAAAATAATGATAATGTTTTTGAAGAAGTTGAATTTTATTCTGATAATAAAGGTAAAAAAGATTTTGGTTTTATAGCCCAAGAAGTACAAAGTTTAGATGATGATACTTTAAGATTGGTGTATGATAAAAACCCAGAAAAATTAGAAATTAGTTATGGTAAATTATTACCAATTTTAGTTAAAGCAATACAAGAATTAAAAGCAGAAATAGAAACATTAAAATCTTAAAATTATGATTACTTACGAATGGGATTGCAAAACAGTTGATTGTTATGTTGAAACAGAGGGAAAATCTGATGTAGTGTATAACGTACATTGGATTGTTACTGGAGTTTCAGATACATTAAACCCAGAGGGTAAGCCTTACACATCTAACAATATTGGAACACAACAATTAAAAATTGATGACATTACAAACTTTATACCTTTTGACCAACTTACAAACGATGAAGTAGTAGGGTGGACTAAAAGCACAATGGGAGATGAACAAGTAGCATCTATTGAAGCAAATATTGCATCAGCTATTGAGTTACTTATAAACCCAGTTTCTGTTACTTTACAAGTTGGAGAATAGTTAAATATAAAATGATTATCTTTGGTACTTAACCAAAAAAAATATATAAAATGTCAAAAATCACAAAAGAAGAATTAAAATTAATTCAAGAACAAGATCAAAGAAAAAAAGCAATTTTAAATGATATAGGTTTATTACAAGTGCAAATACACACATTAAGCCATATGTTTGCACAACTTAATCAAGAAATTGAAGAAAATAAAAAGGTACTTGAAGATAAGTATGGTGAAGTAAATATTGAATTATCTGATGGTAGCATAAAACCAATAGAAAATGAAAAAAATTAGTGATCATATAAGTTATAAAGAAGCTACATTTTCAAAGACTGCAAATGCTTTGGGTATTAAAAACAAACCTAAAGCAGAACATATTAAAAATATGGAAAAGGTTGCAGAAAAAGTTTTTGAACCATTACGCGAATGGGTGGGTTGTCCAATTAAAGTAAATAGTTTTTACAGAAGTGAGCAATTAAATTCAGCTATTAAAGGTAGTGCAGTAAGCAGTCATTTAAAAGGTCAAGCAATAGATATTACAAGTATGGCTTGTGAAAAAGATGACTGCAAAAGCAATTTAGATATGTTTCATTACATTAGAAAAAATTTAGACTTTGACCAACTTATATGGGAATTTGGATCTGAACCAAAATGGTTGCACGTTTCTTATGTATCTAAAAAAGCAAATAGAAACCAAGTATTGGTAACAAAAAGACGGGGTAAATATTTCACATACGCAGATTAATTATGAAAGTTGGTAAATACGAATTTGATACTATAGAAGCATACGAAGATGCAATAGCAAATATTGATGCTATAAAAAATAGAGTAGTTAGTTTAGGTTTAAGTAATGATAAATATAAAGTAGATGTTTTATGGGATGGTGAAGAATCACACCCTACTAAATGGCTACCTTATGCTATTGATATTGAAGATGAGGGTATACATTATTTTCACGATTACCCTTATTTAGAAAACAAATTTTAAGATGCCAATACCAAAGAAAAAAAAAGGAGAAAAACAAAAAGATTTTATGATTAGGTGTGTACCACAATTAATGAAGTACCACGAAAAATCACAAGCTATTGCAATTTGCTATAAGTCTTTTAAAGATAATTAATAAAAAAAATAAGAATGATAACAGATTATAAAACATTACTTATAAATATAGGAACATTTGGAATATCAATGACAAATATAGACATAGCTTTAAAAATTATACTTGTACTGGTAACCATAGGTTATACTGTACAAAAGTGGTATTTACTAAATAAGAATAAAAAGAAGTAGTGCCAAAAAAAAAGTTTAAAGATACAAGAGTAGGTAAGTTCCTTGTAAAAGCAGCACCCAATATTTTAGGAGTTGCAAGTGATTTATTACCAGATGCTGGAGTACTTGGTATGGTTAAACAACTTATTTCAAATGATAGTGCTTTACCTACTAAAGACAAAGAAGAAGCATTAAAACTTATTGAACTTGATATAATAGAAGCACAAGAGGTTAGTAAAAGGTGGAGTGCTGATATGGCTTCAGATAGTTATTTAAGTAAGAACACAAGACCAATGACTTTAATATTTTTAACTGTATCTATGATACTTTTAATAGTGCTTGATTCTTTAGATATTGATTTTGGTGTAAATACTGAATGGATAGAACTACTTAAAAGCCTTTTAATAACAGTTTATGTTGCTTACTTTGGATCAAGGGGTGTAGAAAAATTTAAATACATATCCCAAAAAAAATAGAATATATTGCCAAGATCATTACATTTTTATTAATTATATATTTCTTTAGATATATATTTATATTTCTTTATATTTGTTATAGAATATATTTTGGTATTTATTTTTAGATATATTTATATATACATTTAGATAAAATACTAAATTATAAAAAATTCAAAGTTATTACATTTTTTTTAAAAATCAAAATCAAATATTATGGATGAAACAAAATGTTTAAAAATTAGAAAAGAACACTATATGCTATCAATAAAAGGTGTTGTAGTAGGTGAATTTGAATTAAGTGAGTTAAGGCATTTAATAGAAGTTATAGATAATGCCATCTAAAAAAGTTAGTAGAAGTAAACTTGTTAAAAAACTGGATGCAGTATTTAGTCAATATATAAGACTAAAAGATTCGGTAGATGAAATAGCAACTTGCTTTACTTGTGGTAAAAAAGACCATTGGAAGAAACTACAAAACGGACATTTCCAAAGTAGAAAACATTATGCTACAAGATGGGATGAACAGAATTGCCAAGTGCAATGTGCTGGGTGCAATGTGTTTCGATATGGTGAACAATTCTTATTTGCAAAGTATTTAGATGAAAGGTTTTATGCTGGGTTATCTGATGAATTATACTTTAAATCAAAACAGATCGTTAAGTTTTCAAATATAGAAATAGAAGATATGATTTTAAAATATAAAAACTTGGTAGATAGTATGTAAAATAGTATCTTTGCGTATAGTTTGTTTTGTTATGTTTAAATTGGGTTGCAGAAATGTAACCCTTTTTTTTGTTTATTAACATAAATGTTTATACCTTTACAAATATTAATTTTAAAACAAAACAAATGGTAAACACAAATTTTAGTAACCAAACTACAAATCAACTACTTACTGAATATCAGTTTAAAGTTGAAGCCTTACAAAACAAGATAGAAGAATTAAAGGCAATTCTACAAGTAAACAATTTAATATAACATAATGGAACGAAACAAATTAGTTGAGTTATACAAGAAGTATAATTTAGAAAAATCAGATGTATTTAAACACCAACACTATGTAATTATTACAAGGCAAGGAATAGAAAAAATACAAGCACAAGAACAAATCAAAATAAAATTTGATGTAATAAAATGCGAACCTAACTTTGCAGTTGTAAAAGCAGTAAATGAAAACATTGAAACTTTTGGATCAGCTTATAAAGGTGCAAGTTTTAAAGAGGGTAACACCAATAGTTGGTACGTAATGGAAATGGCAGAGAAACGTGCATTATCAAGAGCAGTATTAAAACTAACTGGGTTTTATGAACTTGGTGTTTTTGGTGAAGATGAAAGCGAAGATTTTAAAAAGAAATAAAATGATAAAAATAAAAGAAGAATTTAAAAGTTTAATACCACCATTAACAACTGAAGAATTTAAGCAGTTAGAAGATAATTGTTTAGCAGAGGGTATAAGAGAAAAAATAATTACTTGGAATGGTTTTATTATAGATGGGCATAATAGGTTTGAAATTTCTAAACGATGTAATTTAGATTTTGAAACTAAAAGTAAACATTTTGATAGTGAAATAGATGTTAAAATATGGATGGCTTACAACCAATTAGGTAGAAGAAACTTAATGGATTTTGTAAAAGGCGAACTATATTCTACTATTGAAGAACTTTTAAAAGAAAAAGGAAAAAAGAATATAATTGAAGCACAAAAAGAAAGACATTCTGGAGTAACTTTATCAACTATTGATAAAGATAGAAAACACAACACACAAAAAATAGTTTCTAAAAAACTTGGATGGAGTACTGGTAAGAAAGCAATGTTTGATGTAGTTAAAAAGAAAGCAACAGAAGAAGTAAAAGCAAAATTAAGAACTGGTGAAGTAAGTATTAATGCTGCTTATAAAGAAATAAAAAAAGAGGAAAAGAAGCTTATACGTTTAGAAAAAATAGAAGAAATAAAAACAGAAATAGCAAAAGGATTAAAAGCACCAAATGGCTTGTACGATGTTATTGCAATAGATCCACCTTGGGAGTATTCAGAAAGAGGGGGAAGTAATAGTAAATCATTTGACGATGATGGAAATAGAGGTGGTGTGGATTATCCAACAATGACTGTTGAAGAACTAAAAAAAATTAATATACCTTGCAAAGATGATTCTGTAATTTACTTATGGACTACACACGCATTTTTAAGAGATGCTTTTGATTTATTAGAAGCTTGGGGTTACACATATAAAGCAACTATTGTATGGGATAAAGTAAGTATGGGTATGGGTAGAAATATTAGGATGCAAGTAGAATTTTGTTTATTGGCTACAAAAGGAAAGCCTATATTAGATGGTTCTGGTGAAAGAGATATTATAACAGAAACAAGAAGACAACATAGTAGAAAACCAGAAGCCTTTTATACAAAAGTAGAAAATATGACTGCTGGGTATAAATTAGATTATTTTGCAAGGGAACAAAGGGATGGTTGGTTTACATACGGAGCAGAGGATGGCAAATTTTAAAGAAGCATTAGAATTTGGAGAAGAGGGAGAAAAAGAAGTAGCATTGTTTTTAATGAATAAAGGTTATACTGTATTACCTTTGTACCAATTTAATAAAGAACACGCACCTTTTTTACTTTCTATAAATGTTAAAATTACTTTACCAGATTTAGATTGTTATCATAAAACAAAGCCAAGTATATATGTTGAAGTAAAAAGCAAAAACCAATGGAATATAACGAACAAAATTATAGAAACTGGTTTTGATTTAAAACACTTTAAAGAATATATAAAAATACAAGACAAAACAAATAAAGAAGTATGGGTTGTGTTTAACCACAAAGGTAAAAATGAGGGTATGTATATTATTAAGTTAAATAAATTTCATAGAAAATGGGATGGTAAAAACAATAAAGGAGAAATAAAGTCAAAGGCTTTGGTTTTTTACAAAAAAGAAGATTTACAAAAAATTAAATAAAACACGAGGTATTGCGTGTATTGACAATACCAAAATTTAATATATAAATTATGAGTACATTAATTAATGGTTCAATTAGAGTAGACAAACTGCCAAAAGAAAAGTTTGTGAAAGGAAAAGATGGTGCAGTTTATTACAACTTTACTATCGCAGTAAATGATGAAACACGATACGGAAATAACGTAGCGTTTATGGATTCACAAACAAAAGAAGAACGTGAAGCAAAAATGCCAAAAACCTATTTAGGTAATGGTAAAGTAGTATGGGTTTCAGATGGAACTATACAAGTAGCTGAACGTGAAGAAGAAAAGGTATTAGTACCAGTAGATGAGCAAAGTGGTGATTTACCATTTTAAATTTAAAAGGGTGTTATTAATTTAACACCTTTTTTTTTATATCTTTATAGAAAAATAATATATGACTAAACAACAACAAACTGAACACAATATGTTAATGGACTTTATCGAACACGATTGTAAAGTCAACATTAATGAAAAAATAGATTATCCACCAGTAGCATTAAGTTATGGTGAAAAACTTTTAAAATCTGAAAGTGGTGATAAATTAGTACCTATTGCTTTAGGAACTTACGGAAACTTATCCGTAGTTACTGCACCACCAAAAACTATGAAAACATTTTTTATATCTTTATTAGCATCAGTTTATTTAAGTGGATCAAATATATACGGTGGTAACTTAAAAGGACATAAAGGTAATGGGCATCTTTTACACATAGATACAGAACAAGGTTTATGGCATTGTCAAAAGGTATTTAAAAGACCATTAACAATGGATTCAAGTATAAATACAAATAACTACCATACATTTGGTTTAAGGTCAATAGACCACAAAATGCGAATAGATTTTATAGATTACTATTTAGAAAACAAAATAGATAAACCAAGTTTAATAATAATAGATGGTATTGCTGATTTATGTAGTGATGCAAATGCAATAGTAGAATCAAATGCTTTAGTACAAAAATTAATGGAGTGGAGTGCTAAATACAAATGTCATATTATAAATGTAATACACCAAAACTATGGCAGTCAAAAATTAGGTACTGGGCATTTAGGAAGTTTTCTTGAAAAAAAAGCAGAAACAGTTATAGCATTAGAAGCGAATACAGTAAATAAAGATTGGGTAACTGTTAAGTGTGGTAGGTCAAGGGGTTATTCTTTTGATACTTTTTCGTTTGAAGTTAACGATGTAGGCTTACCACAAATAGTAAATAATATTTATGATCCTTTAGCGTAATGGTAGAAAAAACAATGATTCTTATTGCACAAAAGCACAAAACCTGGATAGAGATAGTTACCAGCTTTGGTTGCCCAAAAGAAACATCAGAAGATATAGTACAAGAAATGTATATTAAGATAAATAAAAAACTAAATAAAGGTTTAGATATTATGTACAAGGATGAAGTTAATTACTACTATATATTTAAAACATTAAGAACATTATTTTACGATTTAAAACGCAAAGAAAAAAACATTACTATTATTAATATTGAAGATGTAGATATTGATAAATCTATTTCAGATATAGATTATGATAAGGCATACGCAATAATAAAAAAGGAATTAGATAATATGTTTTGGTATGATAGAAAAGTATTTGAAATAATTAATAGTGGTGAAAGCATAGCTGAATTTAGTAGAAAATCATACATACAATATTATTCATTGTATAATACCTACAACAAAGTAAAAGATAAACTAAAAAAATTATTATGAAATTAGGAAACCTTATTTACTACATTACTAAATATACTGGTATAAAATACCTTGTTGATACTTGGCATAAATACAGAGGTACAAAATGTAACTGCAATAAACGAAGAAAAAAATTAAACGAAATAAAAATTGAACGATGGTAAAATTTAATAAACAAGATTATGCAAAATGGGAAAACTTTAGAATGGGTACAAAGCAACACATTACTAACAAAGAATTTGAATTGGTTTGTAAACTACACGCTGAATACCATAACGGAGGACATAACTACTATAAACCTTGTACCTGCAACCCAAAAACAATAAAGCAATGGATAAAAGATTTAAACGCAATTTGGAACAATGGTATTAAATAAAATACACCATCTTGAAAAAGCTATGGTAGTGCTGCTAAATTTTGATGGTTGGGAATTAGAATGGAGTGGGGAGGGTATGGAACGTTACGATGCTAAAGGCAAAACACCTAAAGGTTTTGATTGTGTTATAGAAATGAAATTTAGAAAAACATACTATGAAACCAAGATGCTTGAAAAAGATAAATACGATGCTTTAATGAAGTTGGGCAAAGATGTAATAAAGATTTATTTTGTAAATGATCCAAAAGGTAATTTTATGTATTACTTAAATACATTAGAGATGCCAAAGACCGAAAAGAAATATTGCCCAGATACTACAATGTGGACAAAAAAAAGACTGCTTAAAGATGTATATCTACTAAAGGAAAACGATGCAGTTAGAATTAATTTGAATGAATAGTTATCAATATTTTTGTTTATAAGTTAATTAATAGTATATTTGTTATTATTAATTTAAAAAAAACAAATGTTACACACAAAACGAATACAAGATTTAATTGATTTAACTAAAACAACTGATAATAGTTATTTGTTGCATCAACTTGAACTTTTACAATTAGAAATTGAAAGGGATATTATACAAACAAAGTATGATACTATCGATGAATGTTACGAAAAAATAAATAAAAAATAATAAACAAATGGAACGAACAACAACACTTATGAAAATAGCATTTAGGTTATACAACAAATGCTTAACTGAACTAACAGTTGAAGAAAAAAATAATGTTATGGATATATACCAAGATTTTTACTAATGATACAGATAGCAGTAGGGTTAATAGTATTAAGTTTCTTTGTACCAGCAGAACCAACATTTTATACTTTAAGAAATAAAGGGTATGTAAAACTTGCACAAGTATTAGAAACATTAATAACTGGATTAGCAATAATATGTCAATGGTCTTGGTACTTTACTTTTTTCTACATAATAATAAGTATATTCAGATGAAAGTAAGCAAAGCAGTATGGGATGGTTTAAAAGAGCAAATAGAACACTTTACAGAACAAGATAAAGAAATAACTGATATAACAATTACATATCAAGTAAGACCAGCAGAAAACAAAAACTATTTAAAACTAACAGTAAAACAATGATATTATTAGTAGATGCAGATAGTTTAATATTCGCTGCTTGTTATAAGAAACGTGAACACCCAGAAGATGAAAAGTACTATACAGATATAGAAGATGCAAGGGCAAAGTTTGATGAGCAATATATGTCAATAGTAAACCACCTTGAAGAAATGTACCAAATAGATAAGGTAATAACCTTTAGTGGATCAAAGGGTAACTTTAGAAAACTTATAACAAACGATTATAAAGCCAATAGAAAAAAACAAGAGTTACCACCATTGCTAAATGAAATGCACAAATTTGTAAAAGAACATTACGATTCAGTATATGGTTATGGTATTGAAACTGATGATATGGTTGCAAGGTACTGGAAGCAACTAACCGATGAATTAGGTAGGGATGAAGTAATGATTGTATCAATAGATAAAGACTACAAACAATTCCCTTGCTTGATGTACAACTATCACTATAAGCACAAAGAAGTATTAGACATTTCAGAAGATGAAGCGTTATATAATTTCTATGAACAAATGATAGTAGGGGATACTGCTGATAATGTAAACTACTTTAAAGGTAAAGGTGTAAGGTTTGCACAAAAGTATTTTGAAGATTGCCAAACAAAATACCAATACACAAAAAAGATGTACGAATTATTTAAAGAACAATACAAAGGAAAAGCAAAACAAAAATATATAGAGTGCTACAACCTTTTAAAATTAAGAACCAATTAATGGATATACAAAAACACGAAATAGAACTTAATAGAATAAAAAGCTATGTAGATAAACATAGTGGATATGATATAAGCACAAGGTCAAGAAAAGCTGAAGTAGTATTGTTTAGAGCATTGTACTTTAAATTAGCCATAGATACCACAAGTTGGTCATTAGAGAAAATAGGCAAAATAGTTAATAGGGATCACTCAACAGTATTACACGCAAGAAAAAATCTATTTGATGAACTAATGAAAAATAAACATCTAACAAACCTATATGATATATATAGAATAGAAGTATTAGGTCAACAAGTAAAAACTTATTATAAAGATGTAGAACAATACAACAGACTAAAAGAAAAGTATAACGATTTATTGGCTTTAAAAATACCTAACAATTTAGGGTACGAACTAACCAAAAACGAAACTGCATATAGAAAACTAAATAAAGAAGATAAAAATGTATATGATGAACGTGCAGAACTTGTATTAAAGTCTTTTGAATGGAAACGTAAAGATGAACAACGTGAAGAAGTTTACGATATAATTATTGGTGAACCAACAGTAACGGATGCAAGAGCAAGTTTAAGATAAAAAAAATAAAATATGGATTGGGAATTAGAAATACAACTGCACTACCCACACGATCGTTTTATGTTAGGGTGGGAATTTTTACAAGCAACTGAAGAATATGATTATAGAACTATAAAACTATATTTATTTATAGTAACATTTACTTTAGACTTTTAATATGAAAACAGTAAATAGTTTAAGTGGTGGTAAAACATCATCATACATAGCAGCTAATTATACTGCTGATCATAATGTATTTGCTTTAGTAAGAACAAATGATAAGAACTGTATTTTTCCCGATAAAAAAATAAGACAAGAGGTTAGTGATAGAATTGGAACTGAATTTGTTGGTACTTTAGAAATGGACACAATAATATATACTATGTTGGATTTAGAACAATATATAGGTAAAAATATTATATGGACAACAGGTTTAACTTTTGAAAATTTAATAGATAGTCCATCAAATAATATGTTGCCAAGTCCATTAAGAAGATATTGTACTGCTGAATTAAAAATGAAACCTATATTTGATTGGTGGTTAAAAACTATTGGTAAACCTGCAATTTTTAGAATAGGGTTTAGAGCAAATGAACAAAACAGAGCAAAAAATGTTATTGAAAAATATAATAAAAATGGTTTTTTAGAAATGAAACATATAATTGGTAAACATAAAAATGGTAATAATAAATGGAAAATTACTGAATGGCAAAGACAAGAACACCCATTAATATCAATAGATAATCCAATATATAAAGATGATATAGAAAATTATTGGAATAACAAACCTGTAAGATTTGCTAAATTAAATAATTGTGTAGGTTGTTTTCATAGAAGTATTCCATTACTTAAAAAAATGTGGCAAACACACGAAAATAAAATGCAGTTTTTTTCAAATTTAGAAAAAAATAGAAAATACCCTAAAGATACTTTAACTGCTAAAGACACAACATACGAACAAATTAAAAATTGGAAAATACAAACAGAATTGTCATTTGATGATTTTGATGAATGTGATTCGGGATATTGTGGAATATAAAATAGATATGAAAAAACAAATACAAAGAATACAACAACTTATTGATAAACTACCTAAAGGTAAAATAAGAAAAGAACTATTTAAAAAGTTACTTAAACTAAAAACAAAGAAATGATATATAATGAGAATTGCCTTGAAACAATGGCAAGAATGGAAGATAACTATATTGATTTAACAGTAACATCTCCACCTTATGATAATTTAAGAAAATACAACGGTTATAGTTTTGATTTTGAAAGCATAGCAAAAGAACTTTATAGAGTTACTAAACAAGGTGGTGTGGTTGTTTGGGTAGTTGGTGATGCTACAATAAAAGGTAGTGAAAGCCTAACATCTTTTAGACAAGCGTTATTTTTTAAAGAATGTGGTTTTAATGTTGAAACAATGATATTTGAAACATCTACTTATATGCCTATAAGAGCAAATAGATACGATAATAATTTTCAATATATGTTTATTTTTAGTAAAGGTAAACCAAAAACATTTAACCCTATTATGGTTATGAAAAGTGAAAAATCTTTACAAAGAGGGAAAAGTGGTAGAGATGTTTCTTTTAGGGAATTAGATGGTAAAAGACAAGATAAAAAACCACAAAAAATAACAACGCATAAAAAGAAAACAAATATTTGGCGTTTTTTAACTGGGTTTTGTTCTTCTTCTGATAATATAGCAAGTAAACACCCTGCAATATTCCCAGAACAATTAGCAAATGACCATATAATAAGCTGGAGTAATGAAGAAGATTTAGTTTACGATCCTTTTATGGGTAGTGGAACAACTGCAAAAATGGCTGAATTAAATAATCGTAAATGGATAGGAAGTGAAATATCAAAAGAGTATTGTAATATTATAAAAGAAAGACTTAAACTAAAAACAAAGATTTAATACGTTATATAATTGAATAAACAAAATACTTTCAATATGGATAAAAGAAAAAACAACGGAGGTGCAAGGGAGGGTGCTGGTAGACCAAAGAAAGCTGATGAACTAAAACTAATTGAAAAATTAGATAATCTAATTGATAATGATGAGGTAATTAAAACATTAGGCAAACAAATCTTTAAAGGTGATTCACGTGCTATGTCATTATACTTTGGTTACAGATATGGTAAACCAAAAGAAACAGTTGATATAAATTCAAGCGAGGGTTTTAATATAAACTTTAAAGACATTATAAGGTTTAAGTGATAGATGTAAACCCAAAGTACGAACCAATAAAAACATCAGATGCAAGATATTTTATTGTAACTGGTGGTAGAGGTTCTGGTAAGTCTTATTCAATTAACCTATTGCTTTTGCTTTTAACATTTGAAGCTGGGCATATAATTCTATTTACAAGGTTTACTTTATCATCTGCATACATATCTATCATACCAGAATTTATAGACAAAATAGAAACACTTGAATTACAAGACTATTTTTATATAACTAAAAACGAAATAATAAATAAGCTATCTGGAAGTAAGATAATATTTAAAGGTATCAAAACATCAAGTGGTGATCAAACTGCAAATCTAAAATCACTTACTAATATATCTACTTGGGTAATGGATGAAGCAGAAGAACTTACAGATGAAAACATTTTTGATAAAATAGACTTATCAGTTAGAAACCTAAAAAACAAAAATAGGGTTATACTTATATTAAACCCAGTTACAAAAGAACATTGGATATACAACAGATTTTTCCAGGATAAAGGAGTACAAGCTGGTAGTAACATCACAAAAGGCAATACAACGTACATACACACTACTTATTTAGATAATGAAGAAAACCTATCAAAAAGTTATTTAGAGCAAATAGAGAACATTAAAATACGCAGACCAAATAAATACAAACATCAAATGCTTGGTGGTTGGTTAGAAAAAGCAGAGGGTGTAATATTTACTAATTGGTCAATAGGTGAATTTAAAAAAGTAGGTGTTTCAGTCTTTGGACAAGATTACGGTTTTGCAAACGATGAAAATACTTTAGTAGAAACTAACATAGATACTACAAACAAAATAATCTATTTAAAGGAATGTTTTTACTTAAAAGCACTTACTACATCACAAATAGCTGAACTGAACTTAAAACACGCTGGAAACAATTTAATAGTTGGTGATAGTGCTGAACCAAGATTAATATATGAAATAAAAGCAAAGGGTTGTAATGTTGTTGCATCAATTAAAGGTGCTGGATCAATAACCTATGGAATATCTTTATTACAAGATTATGATTTAGTGATAGAAGAAAATAGTATTAACTTAATAAAAGAACTAAACAACTATTCTTGGTTAGAGAAAAAGTCTAAAACACCACAAGATAAATTTAACCATATTATAGATGCAATTAGGTATTCTGTTTCATATCAATTACAAAACCCTAATAGGGGAACTTATTATGTTTCTTAACAATTTTGTTAATTAAATAATATTTTATATATTGCACCTATGAAAACAGAACTAACAGAAATACAAGACCAACTGAAAACTTATTTGTATTCTAATGATCAAGAACAAATTGATTGTGCTGAAGTATATTTAAGAAACGTACATAGAAAATATGGAACGGTAGACATAGTACAAATTAAAAACATAACAAAATGAAAACAGACAAACCAAGTAATGCTGAAAAAGCAGCAAAGATTTTTAAGAAGTTAACAAAGTATTTTTTAATATTTGCATTGTGCTACTTTGTAGGTAGAACACTTGCATCAGTACTTTTTGATATATGAGTTGGGATGATTTTTTAAACCCACACGAACAAACCGAATATGAATGTAGCGAATGTGGTGCTGCAATGCAAACCGATAAAGGTGTGTGTTCGGGAACTTGTTTTGAAGCAAGTATGATTTAGTAGTTAGTTTTTTTTATGATAGGAAAGGGCAGTCAGAAATGGCTGCTTTTTTTTTATTATCTTTACTACTATAAAATAGTTAAATAAAAACGTTATATAGATATGAATATTAATATTGAAATACCAACAAAGTTATCTGATATTACTTTAGGGCAATACAAAAGGTTTCTAAATATCCAAAAGCAAACAGAAGAATCACATTTTTTAAATGCTAAAGCTATTGAAATATTTTGTGATGTAGAACTTAAAAACGTTATGCGTTTGAAGATGGCAGACTTTGATAAAATTACAAATAGGATCAATTCATTGTTTGAGCAAAAACCAAAGCTAGTACAACGCTTTAAAATTGATAGTGTTGAATATGGCTTCCATCCACAATTAGATGAATTAACATTAGGTGAATATATTGATGTAGATACTTACATTGCAGATTGGGAAAATATGGAAAAGACAATGAACGTATTATACAGACCAATAGAAAACAAATTAAAAGATAGATATTCAATAAAAGAATACAATGTTGATACAAGTGATAATTTATTAGATATGCCAATGGATGCTGTATTGTCATCAATTTTTTTTTTGTGGAATTTAGGGATAGACTTATCAAAAACTATTCTGAACTATTCGGATCTGGGGGTGGAAACGAACTTAATTCATCAGCAAATTTTAGCAGAAAATGGGGATGGTATCAGTCAATATACACACTCGCTAATGGGGATATTACAAGACTTGAAAATATCACCAAATTAGAAGTGCATAAATGTTTTATGATGTTATCATTTGTAAAGGAAAAAAACGAAATAGAATCAAAACAAATTAAAAGTAAATTCAAAAGATGAATCAAGGTATAAGAGGTTTTTATCAATTAACAGAAACAATAAAAGAACAACTACTTGCTGATACAAATATCAATACTGTTTCAACTGGTGATGTTTCAAATTTGAATTTAAACAAACAAGATATATTTCCTTTAGGTCATTTAATAGTAAATAACGTAGTAGCAGAGGAACAAGTATTAAGATTTAACATTACAGTAATTGCTTGTGATATTGTAGACCAATCAAAAGAATTAACACTTGATAGATTTGTAGGCAACAACAATGAACAAGATATTTTAAACACGCAGTTAAGCGTATTAAACAAATTAATACAAAACTTACGTAAAGGAAATTTACATAAAGATATGTACCAGTTAGAGGGTAACCCATCATTAGAACCTTTTTATGATAGGTTTGAAAATATGTTAGCTGGTTGGAGTTGTGGTATAGAAATATTAATATACAATGATATAACTATCTGCTAATGGAATTAACTAACACACAAAAAGCATTAGAATCATTTTCTGATTATGTGATCCAGCAGTCAAGAACAAGACTAACTAAAAAAAAGAGAAACTATACAAGAGAATTATATGATTCTTTAACGTATGATTTTGAAAAAGCAGATGATGGTTTTATTATTGATTTTAAAATGGAAGAATATGGAGAATACCAAGATAGAGGTGTAAAGGGTGTTAATAGTAATTACATAGAAAACAAAAACAGTCCATTTAGTTATAAGCCAAGTAGCAAGTTAAGAGGGTTAGAATATCATACTGGTATATTTTCAAAGTGGGCAAAAGCTAAATTAAATAAAATACCAAGAAGCAAAAAAACTGGTAGGTTTATAACTTACAAGTCTATGGGTTATATATTAGCTGATAGTATAAAGAAAAAAGGAATTAAGGCAACTATGTTTTTTACCAAATCATTTGAAATGGGTTTTGAAAGGTTACCACAAGAATTGCAAGAAGCATTTATTATAGATGTAGAATATGCAATAACATTAGCACAAAAGAAATAAGATATGGCAATAATAGCTTTACGCAGTCCACAATTTAGATTCAAACAAATACCATTAAGTGGTGTAGCTTCAACACAATGTGTAATAACTATTGATGGTACAGTTAGATATACACTAATAAAAAACGTACAAAAAAGCACAACTGTAAATTTTGATATATCGGAACTTGCAAGAGATTATTTAGATATAACTTATGATGCAACCTATGTACCACAAACAATAGCTATAACTACAACATTAACTAATTATAGTGGTGTAGATGGTACGGGTTCTGTTGTTGGATTAGCAACTACTTTTACTGATACTGGTGTTGAGGGTTACGGATATTTTGAAGAAAATACAAATCCCGAAGTACCCATTAATATATTTTTAATTTCTAAAAACCCAGATACAAACGAAGTACAATTATATTATCCAAAAGGTTTAACGGGTGTTACAAATTATGGGGGTATAATACCATATACAGCTTTTTCTGGTGGTGGTGTTGTATCTATAAGCACAAAAGCATTTGTAAACGGTACAACTTCATTAAATATTCCCTACAATGCAACTATAAAAAGAATAGAATGTACTAAATATGGAGATGGTAGAAAAATAATATTTATAAATAGATATGGTGTTCAGCAAGATTTATGGTTTTTCTTAAAAGAAACAAAAACACTTGCAAGACAAAACGAGGGTTACAAAGCTAATATATTAACATATCCAAGTACAAATAACCCAGCTACATATTCTATTTCTGATGCACCTAACAAAACATTTAACACAACTGCTAAACAAACATTTATTTTAAGTAGTGGTTACTATCCACAAGGTGCTAATAATTTCTTTGAAGAACTTTTATTAAGTGAGTATGTATGGTATGAGCGAATAAATAAAGTTAGTGGTGCTGATGAAGTTATACCAGTAAAAGTAAAAAAATCATCTATACAATTTAAAACATCTGTTAATGATAGGTTAATTGAATACACTATTGATTTTGAAGAAGCATTTGATTATATAAATAATATTAGATAATGCAACAAAAATTAGTATTATATATAGCAAGTGTTTTACCTAATAATAGGGTAGATCAATTCAAAGATGAAAATGTTTCTTTTACTCAAACAATACAAAACGTAAAAGACTTAAAAAAAATCTTTACTGAATTTACTAAAACTTTTGCATTACCAGCTTCAAAAAAAAACAATAAAATATTTGATCATTATTATAACTATGATATTGCAGGAGGTTTTGATGCAAGAACAAAAGTAGATGCTTTTTTAGAATTAAACGATATACCATTTAAAAAAGGTAAAATAGCTTTAACTGGAGTTGATTTAAAAAACAATGTACCACACACATACAAGGTAACTTTTTATGGGAACACCGTTAATTTAAAAGATATTTTAGGTGATGACCAATTAAGTAATTTGTCTGCATTAAGTATATTAGATACTGATTATAATAATAGTACTGTTTTAGCAGCTATGCAAAATGAATATTTAGGTAATTTAATTGTACCTTTAATTACACATACTGATAGAGCATTTTATGATAGTAACCCAAATGCAGCATCAAATGGTAATTTGTATTATAATAGTAATTCTTTATTTGATGATAATGGGCTTGAATTTACACAATTTAAATATGCTATAAGATTACAAGCTATTATATCAGCAATACAAACACAATACCCAAGTATTACATTTTCTGATGATTTTTTTAATGATACATCAAATACAGATTTTTATAATTTGTATATGTGGTTACATCGTAAAAAAGGAGATGTAGAACCAACTGAACAAGTACAAAGGGTTTATAATACAACATCAACTTTTGCACAAACAGCTGCATTAAATCAAAGAAATTCTATTATACAATCAGGTTCTTTAAGGTTACAATTAAACTATCCACAAGAATCACCAAATCAAAATAATTCTTTTCAATCAGTAGTTTTATTATTTGCACCCACACAACAATCAACTGATTATAGTGTTAGGGTTTTTAATGTAGCAGCAGGGAATCAAGAAGTAGGGGGGTTTATTGACCAACAAGGTAACCAAACAATAGATTTTGATAATGATTTAGATAATATGGGCTTGTATGTTGTGCAAATAGCTTGTGCAACAACTATTGTATTTCCAGCAAATAGTATAGAATGGTATGTCCAATCAAGAGAGTTTACATTTAACCCTACTGCAATAGAAACATCGGTATATCGTTATAAAAATTCAGTTGCATTTAGCACCAGTTTAACTATAGAGTTTAATATATTAGAACAAATACCTAAAATGAAAATTATAGATTTTCTAACTGGTATATTTCAAATGTTTAATTTAACTGCATACGTAGAAAATGATATTATTGTAGTACAACCTTTAGATGAATTTTATGATAAAGCACCAACTAATTCAACCACAAATCAAGTAATACCAGTTAATATTGATCAGTATTTAGATACTACAAAATCATCAGTAGATATTGCATTACCTTTTTCAAAAGTTAATTTTACTTACAAAGGTGTTAAGACATTTTTAGCACAACAATTTAATCAGTTAAACAATAGGGTTTGGGGTTCAAGCAGCTATTCATTAAATGGTGATATTTATGATACACCAAGTACTGAATATAAAATAGAAATACCATTTGAACACGCAATGTTTGAGAGATTAGTAAATCAAACTGAGGGTACTAATACTGATATTCAATATGGTTATTTTGTGGATGATAACCAAGAACCTTATATAGGTGATCCATTAATATTTTATAGATATAGAATAGCAAGTGGTACTAATGTTGCAATTAGAGATTTAGCAGGAAATATAACACCAATTAATAATTACTATATCCCTATGAATAGTAAAGATATTAATTCAAATACAAGCAAAGTAAATATACATTTTGATAGCTATATTAATGAATACAATGCAAATGATAGTGCTAATGCTACTGCTTTTACTGATACTTTATTTCAAACACAATATAGCAATTATATAAACGAGGTGTTTAGTCCAACAAGAAGATTAACAAAAGTAACTGCATACCTACCATATAAAATATTTAGTAGCTTACAATTATATGATGTTATAGAAATAGGACAAAAATATTACAAAATTAATTCAATGACTACAAACCTAACAACTGGTAAAACAGAATTTGAATTATTAAATACTGATTTATGATAAAAAACATATTAGACTTATTACAAGAGGTAAAAGGTGAAACGGAAAACATACAAATTGCACAAGGTAAATATGCTTTACCTACATCAGTAAAAAACAGTTATAAATTAATAAAACAAGTATGGGCAAAGAAAAATACGAAGTAGAATTAGCAGCAAATACAAAAGAAGCAGAAAAAAATGTTGATGCCTTAAATAAAAAAGTCAAAGATACTGGTAAAACTGCACGAAAAACTGGTAAAGAAATATCTGCTGCTATGCAAATAGGTAATGAAGCAGCAAGAGGTTTAGATAGATATACTGGTGGTTTAGCATCTAAACTACTAAAAGTAGGTAAAGCAGCAAAGTTAAGTGGTAAGGCTATGAAAACTGCTTTAATATCAACTGGTATTGGTGCTTTAGTTGTTGCTTTAGGTTTAGTTGTTCAGTATTGGGATGACATAGTTGGTTTAGTTGATGGTGTTAGTAGTGAACAAAAAGATTTATTAGAAACTACACAAAAAACTTTAGATGTACAAGAGCAGCAATTAAAGTCAACTGGTCAAATGGAAAACACTTTAAAGTTACAAGGCAAAAGTGAAAAAGAAATAAGAGATTTAAAAAAGCAACAAACCGATGAAATAATTACATCTACTGAATTATTATTAGAACAACAAAAATCACAGAAAAAAGCACAAGTAGAAGCAGCAGAACGAAACCAAAAAATAACACAAGGTATAATAGCATTTTTGACTGCACCCTTAACTATTTTACTTGGTACAATAGATGGAATCACAAATAGTTTAGCAAGTTTAGGTATTATAGATGAAGCTACAACACTAACAGAAGATTACCTTAATTTTACATCATCTTTATTATTTGATCCCGAATCTGTAGCTGAAGCAGGGGATGAAACTATTAACGAAACAGAAAACAAGTTAAGACAATTAAAAAACAAAAGGGATGGTTTTGCTTTACAAGACAAAGAAGATGCAAAGAAAACTGCACAAGAAAAAGCACAAGATGAAATAGATGCAGAAAAAGCAAAAGCAGCAGCACTTGAAAGTATTAGAAAAGCATTAATAGATACTGAAGCAGAAGAACGTGCAGAAAAGTTAAGAAAAATTAAAGAAGATTTTGATAAGCAAATTGCATTAGCTGAAGAATATTACGGTAAGGAAAGTGAACAAGTTTTAGCATTAAGAGCAGCACAAAAATCAGCATTAGATACACAAGAAGCAGAATTTAAAGAACAAGATGCAGCAAAAGCACAAGCTGATTTAGATTATTGGGCAAATGAAAGTGATAAACGATTAAAGAAATTACAAGAAGAAAAAGAAGAAGAAGCAAGAATAGAAAAAGAAGCTGCTGAATATAAAGAAAAAGAATTTAGGGATACATATAATAATTTACAAAATGTATTAAGTGTTGGTGGTAAAAAAATGCAAAAGGTAAGTAAGGCATTAGCTATTGCAGATGTAGCAAGAACATCTTTTAAATCTATTTCAGAAACTATTTCAGAAACTGGAAAAGCAAACGCTGCTGCTACTGCTGCAAGTCCATTAACGGGGGGTATGCCTTTTGTTGCTATTAATACTGCAAAAGCTGCATTATCTATTGGTTCTACTTTAGCAAGTGCTAAAAAAAGTATTTCAGCAATAACTGCTGATTCTAAAAACCCAAGTGGTCAAAGACCAGCACCAAGTGGTGGGGGTGGTGGTGCTGCAAGTATACCACCAGCTTTTAATATAGTAGGTGCAAGTGGTACAAATCAATTAGCAGATGCAATAGGTGGTCAAACACAACAACCAACAAAAGCATACGTAGTTGCAAGTGATGTTTCTACTGCACAAGAAATGGACAGAAACATTATTGAGGGTGCAAGTATAGGATAAACGCAAAATTTAAAATTAAAAACGTTATATAATTATGAAAATAATAGAACTTATTTTAGATGAGGAACAAGAAGAAGCAGGAGTAGAAGCTATTTCTATTGTAGAAAGTCCAGCTATTGAATCAGACTTTATTGCTTTAAAAGACCAAGAAATAAAATTGGCAAAAGTAGATGGTGATAAAAAAATCTTAATGGGTGCTTTATTAATACCTAATAAGCCTATATACAGAAATGGTGCAGAGGGTGAATATTACATTTACTTTTCTAAAGATACAGTACAAAAAGCATCACAAATGTATTTAAAGAATGGCTATCAAAACAATAGTACATTAGAACACGCTGAAACTTTAAGTGGTTTAACACTTGTTGAAAGTTGGTTGGTAGAAGATGAAGTACAAGACAAATCAAGAAAATACGGAATTAATGTACCAGTAGGTACTTGGATGGGTGCAGTAAAAGTTAATAACGATGAAATATGGCAAGAGTATGTTAAAACAAATAAAGTTAAAGGTTTTTCTATTGAAGGTTACTTTGCAGACAAAATGGAAGCACCTAAAGACAAGATTAAAGAAGAATATTCAAAAGATAAAAGTGCTGAAAAGACATTAAATAAAATCATAAATATATTGACCAATGAAAAATAACATAGAAAAGGTTTACGGAAAACTACCAAAGAAAAAATTAGGTTTAAAAAAGCATAAAATTGATTTATCACTTGTTGATGATATTTATAAAGCAACAGAAGCATCAACGGATACATTAGAAAGTATTGATACTTTGGTAACGTATGCAAATAGAATAACAGAAGATTATAGACTTATTAAAGAACGGATAGATCTTGTATTACCAGAATTAGATGGACAATTAAATGAAGCTAATGATATATTTGAAAAAAGTGCAACTATATTATCAAAAGCACAAAATTCAGCAGAAGAATTAGGAATATCAATAAATAATATTGATGGATATAATGAATTAGAACAAACACTAAATGTATTAGCAAGATATATTGATAGTGTTATAAGTTCTAAAAGAGATATAGACAACATATAAATTAATAAAAAAATGAAAAGTAGATTAGAAAAAGTATATGATAAAATGCCTAATAAAAAGGTAGATTTAAAAGCACATAAAGTAGCTTTAGGTTTAAAGCAAGAAATAACAAGTTTAATTGATAAGGCTTATTATCACGCAGAAGCAATGTATGATATGTCTTTAGAGAGCAATAACGCATACGAAAAAATAAGAGATGCATTAAATACATATAATAGTTTGTTAGAAGATTATAATATTGCTATTGAAAGTTTTTCATTTAATCAAAAACAATTTTTAGATAGTTATGTAGAAATAGCACCAAGATTTGACAGATATTTAGATGCATCTAATGAATTAGGGGTTGATGTAGAACCATCTATGCAAAAAGATATGGAAGAATTAGATAAATATTTTACTCTTAGTAATAATTCAGATACTACATTATTAAAAGATTTAAAATTTAGAGAAATAGATGAATTTGGAAATTTTAGATAATGCCAAGAAACAACAAAAATAAAACCTTTATACCAAGTAGAACATCACCTACTGGATCATCACGTGCTTGTTTATGTTGGGATACCAATACATATTCTATTGATTGTTGTGATGGTTCTATACACGCACAAGGCATAGGTGTAATAACAAGAACAGACTGAAAACGCAAAAAATAAATTAAAAATCGTTATATAAGTATTATGAAAGCAACCAAAATGTTAAATGACATAAAAACGCTTCTAAACATCGAGGTAAAACTTGAAGAAATGAAGCTGGAAAATGGTACGGTTATTACAACTGAATCATTAGAAAAAGGAAACGAAGTATTTATCGTTACCGATGATGAAAAAGTAGCAATGCCAGTAGGGGAATATATCCTTGATGATGGTAGGCTATTGATCGTAGAAGAAGAAGGTATTATTGCAGATGTAAGGGATGTATCTGATGGTGTACCTGCTAAAGAAGAAGAAACTACTGAAGATTTAGAAGAAGAAACTATTGAAACGGAAGTACCCGAAGAAGTAGCATCAGAAGTTGAAGCAATAGTTGAAGCAGTAGTTGAGGTTATTGCACCAGTTATTGAGGAAGTAAAATCTGAAATTGAAGAACTTAAAAAACAATACGCTTCTTTAATGGATGACAAAGAAGAAGAAAAAGTAGAAGATAAGAAAAAAGAAGATTTATCTGCAGCAAGAAAACCAATTACAAGAAATTCAGCACCAAAATCTAACAAAACTAAAGTAGAGTTTGGAAGTGGAAAATTCGCAACAACATTAGATAGAGTATTAAATAAATTAAATAAATAAAATAAAAATGGCAAATTTAAGAAAAACAAATCTTGCAACTACTGTAAATATCACTACAACTTACGCTGGTGAATTTGCTGGTGAGTATATTGCAGCAGCTTTACTATCTGCATCAACTATTGATGATGGTGGTTTAACGGTAAAAGCAAATATTGCTTACAAAGAAGTATTAAAGAAATTAGCAACAAGTGCAGTAGTAAGTGCAGCAAGTTGTGATTTTACACCTACATCAACTGTAACACTAACTGAAAGAATTATACAACCAGTAGAATTACAAGTGAACCTACAGTTATGTAAGTATGACTTTGTGAACGATTGGGAAGCACAACAAATGGGTTACGGTTTAGGTCAAACATTACCACCTAAATTCGCAGATTTTATGATTGCACACGTAGCAGCAGAAGTTGCCCAGAATACAGAATTTTGTATTTGGCAAGGTGATACTGCAGCAGGTACTAACAATTCATTTGATGGGTTTGAAAAACTAATTGCAGCTTCAGCAGCAGCAGGTGATATACCAGCAGGTCAGCAAGTAGCAGCAGTAGGTGGTGGATTAAGTGCAACAAACATTATTGCTGAAATGTCTAAAGTAGTAGATGCTATTCCAGCAGCACTTTATGGAAAAGAAGATTTATTCCTATACATAGGATCAGCAGCAGCTAAATTTTACGTACAAGCATTAGGAGGTTTCGCAGCAGCAGGTCTTGGTGCAAATGGTGTAAACAATATGGGAACACAATGGTGGAACAACGGGAGTTTAACAGTAAATGGAGTTAAGATTTTTGTATGTCCAGGAATGAGTGCAAACAAAATGTATGCAGCACAACGTTCTAACTTATACTTTGGAACGGGATTGTTAAACGATACAAATTCTATTAAAGTATTGGATATGGCTGATTTAGATGCTTCAAACAACGTTAGAATGGTAATGCGTTTTACATCAGCAGTACAATTTGGAATTGCATCTGATTTAGTAGAATACGCTTAAAATTAATTAACCAATAAATTAGGGTAGGTAGGTCATCTACTTGCCCTTTTTTTTTAAAAAAAATATATATATGTCTTGTTTATTAACAACTGGAAGAAAAATACCTTGCAAATCAGCGTTTGGTGGTATTAAAAGAGTATATTTTGCTGATTACGGTGGTATAACTGCAGTAACAGTAGATAGTACAACTAAAGAAGCTACATTAACTGGTAGCCCAACGTGGTTTGAATTTGATGTAAAAGGTAATTCATCTTTAGAAACTACTGTAACAAGTAGTAGAGAAAATGGAACTACATTTTATACTCAAACTTTAAACTTAACGCTAACTTATTTAGATGCAAAAACACAAGCAGAACTACAAACACTTGCTGTAGCAAGACCATATATTGTAGTTGAAGATTATTACGGTAATAGCTTCTTGTGTGGGTTTGAAAATGGAATGGAATGTACGGGTGGTACGGTAGTAACTGGTGCAGCAGCTGGTGATTTAAGTGGTTTCACACTTACCTTTGAGGGTATGGAGGAAACTGCACCTTACTTTTTAGATGCAGCAGTAACACCAGATGCAACACAAATTGATCCAACTGCATAGTTTTAATTTTAGTTAATAAATTAAGCATCCTTTATAGGGTGCTTTTTTTTTACAATATAATTTCTACAAATTAGTTAATTAATTACGTTATATAGTTGATGATTATATTAACCACAAGTGCAACTGCACAATCGTTATCAGTAATACCAAGAGATTACTTAACAGATTTTATTATGTCTATTCGTGATGATAGTACAAACGTAGTAAAAACCTATCAAATTACGGGTGCTACACAAGTAGGTAATTATTTAACATTTACAAATATATTTAACCCTATATTAGTAGAAAATCATTTTTACGATGTAACATTAGAAACTGCAAATAGTTTTTGGAATACAAATGTTAAGTTATGGGAAAACGATACAACGCTTTGGAATGTAGATGATGCAAGTGATGGAGTTATTTATAAAGATAGAATTTTCTGTACAGACCAAGATATAGATCAAAATAATAATGACTATTATAACTTAAATAAAGGGCAATATACAACCTACAATGGTTATAATAATACTTATATAGTAATATGAAAAGACAAAGAAATAGTAAAGGACAATTCACAAAAGCATCTAAAGTTTCAGAGTTTGGTTTTGTTAATTTAAGTACATATACAAGTCCAGAAATTAAAGAAGTTAACGGTGAAGATTGGATAGAATATGGTGCAGATAACAATTATTTTCAATACTTAATAGATAGATACAATGGTTCACCTACTAATAATGCTGCTATTAATGGCATTAGCCAAGCTATATATGGAAAAGGACTAAACGCTACTGATAGCAATAGAAAACCTAATGAGTACGCACAAATGATTGCATTGTTTAAAAAAGATGTGGTTAGAAAAGTGTGTTACGATTTAAAATTAATGGGTAATGCTGCAATACAAGTAATTTATTCAAAGGATCGTAGTAAGATAGTTCAGTTAGAGCATATGCCTATTGAAACATTACGTGCTGAAAAATGCAATGAAGATGGTGAAATACCAGCATACTTTTATTTTGATGATTGGGAAAACATAAAACGTAGTGATGAACCATTAAGAATACCAGCTTTTGATATGTCAAATGAGGGTATAGAAATATATTATATAAAACCATATAAAAGTGGTTTCTATTATTACAGTCCAGTAGATTATCAAGGTGGTTTACAGTATGCTGAATTAGAAGAAGAAGTATCTAATTACCACCTCAACAACATTATGAATGGATTAGCACCATCAATGTTGATTAATTTCAACAACGGAACACCTAACCAACAAGAAAGACAATTAATAGAAAAGAAGATAGCACAGAAGTTTAGTGGTACATCTAATGCTGGGAAGTTTATATTGGCTTTTAATGACAATAAAGAAAGTCAAGCAGAAATAACACCAGTACAATTAAGTGATGCACATAACCAATACCAATTTTTAAGTGAAGAATCTACACAAAAAATAATGGTAGCCCATCGTATTGTATCACCTATGTTATTAGGTATAAAAGATGGAAGTGGTTTAGGTAACAATGCAGAGGAAATAAAGACTGCATCCTTACTTATGGATAACACCGTTATAAGACCATTTCAAGAACTTTTAATTGATTGCTTTGACCAAATACTTGCATACAATGATATTGCTTTAAACCTATACTTTACAACCTTACAACCATTAGAATTTACAGATGTAGATAAGTCAGTACAAGATGATGAAACTATTGAAGAAGAAACGGGAGTTGAAAAAAGAAGATTTAGCCTAAAACAAATTGATGGCAAAGAAGCATACGAAACTAAAGAAGAAGCAATAAAGGTAGCAGAAGAAATGGGTTGTGGTGGTTATCACGAACACGAAGTTGAGGGTATTACATATTATATGCCTTGTGAAACACACGATGATGTTAAGATGGAAAAAGAACCTTTTTTATCTGATGAAATGGGGGAATCTATTTTAAAACATCTACAAGGTGAAAAAGCTGGTGATGAATGGGAATTAGTTGATGAATTAAGTGCAGATGAAAATATTAGTGATGAGGATTGGGCAACTATTTGTATAAAAAAGAAAAAAAGTTTATTCACAAGACTTTATGATGAAATTACATCTAAAAACAATGGTAGTGCTGAAAGTTATTTAGATAGTGAATATTACAAGATAAGGTATAAATATGTTGTAGGATCAACTAAAGCAATGGAAGATGGTAACCAGTCAAGAACGTTTTGTAAGAATATGATGCGTTTGTCTGATGATGGTATTATATACAGAAAAGAAGATATTGACCAAGCAAGTTTTAGAGGTGTAAATAATGAGTTTGGACATAAAGGTCAGAACTATAGTTTGTTCCGATTTAAGGGGGGAATTTACTGTAGACATAAATGGAATAGGGTTTTATATAGAATGAAAGCAACAACAGAACCATCTGAAAATTTAGATGACTATAAAAGAACAAGAGAAATACCAGCTAAATACGATATTAAACCAAATGGTACAAGAGAATCAGAAATAGCACCAATTAATATGCCTAATCGTGGTGCATACAACTAAAAAAATATGGCTACAACTTTATTTATAAATAGAACAGATTTGATCCGTAATTCAATTATGGATGGTAATGTAGATACTGATAAGTTTATACAGTTTATTAAGATTGCACAAGAAATAGATGTGCAGCAAATAATGGGAACTAAAATGTACGATGGTTTAACTACTGCAATACCTAATATTGACCAACCAGCTAATGCACGATGGAAAACAGTTTTAGATGATTATATAGCACCAATGTTAATATGGTATGCACAATCTAACTATATGCCTTTTGCAGCGTATCAAATAAAAAATGGTGGGGTGTTTAAGCATACATCAGAAAATGCACAATCAGTTGATAAAAACGAAATAGATTTTTTAGTAGAAAAAGCAAGAACAAACGCAGAATGGTATAGTAGAAGATTTATTGACTTTATGAGTTTTAACCAAACTACATATCCCGAATACACAAGTAATATAAATGATGATATATACCCAAGTAATGATGCAACTTTTAATGGGTGGGTACTATGATTTATAAACCAAAAAAAGCAAACATAGAAAAACTAAAAACCTTTTTAAAAAGGATAAAAATAAAAAACAAGAAATAGTATGGCAACTTTATTTAATACTAAAATATCTGATACTTACGAGGGGTTAATAAAAACATCTGATAATGGTGTAATAGGTGCAGTAGAAAAAAACTTAACAGATGGTTTAGGCAACGCATCAACTTTAAGTATAGGTACATCATCAGCAAGTTTTACTGGAACTTTAGATTTAACAAACGCAACTGTACTTGGTTTACCAAGTGATGCAGTAGATAGTGTAAACGGACAAACGGGTGTTGTGGTACTTACTACTACTAATATTGCAGAGGGTACAAATTTATATTTTACAGATGCAAGGGTAGAATCAAATAGTGCAGTTACGTTAAATACTACAAAGGTTTCGTTTCCAGAAGCACCAAACGATGGGCAACAGTATGCAAGACAATCGCAAGGGTGGTCAGTTGTAAGTGGTGGTGGTGCTGTTTCAAGTGTAACAGGAAGTGGTACAGTTAGTGGTTTAACATTAACAACTGGGGGTACAAGTACAGATCCTATATTAACATTAGGTGGTACATTAAGTTTAACAAGTGCAAACGTTACAGATGCTTTAACTTTTACACCTTATAATAATACAAACCCAAGCAATTTCACAAGTAATTTAGGAATAGTACAAAGTGTTACAGGTAATGCAGGTGCATTAGCAATTTCTAATGGTGTTTTAAATGTTCCACCAACAGCAGGTGCGCCTGTCGATAGTGTAAACGGTGCAACAGGAGTAGTGGTGTTGGACACAGACGATATTGCAGAGGGTACGACCAATAAATATATGGTATTGGGTACTACATCAACAACTGCATTAGCAGGGAACACTACAGTTATTAGTGCGCAACAAGCCACAGATATTTCTAATAACAATAATAAAATATCTTTTTCATCAACTGGTACAGATAATTATTTGTCAAAATGGGATTCAAACACATTAATAGATAGTATTATATTTGATAATGGAACTAGCGTAGGTATAGGAACTGCTAGTCCTAGCGCACCTTTAGATGTACGTAGGTCAGATGCTAGTGGTGTGGTCGCAGAGTTTAATAATAATGTTGGGTACGGTATTAATATTAACGTAGAGAGTGATGGTGGTGTGAATACTATAAGTTCAGCATCTAATCAATCGTTAGCCTTTGTAACAAATGGAGGTACAAATGAAAGAATGCGTATAGACTCTTCAGGCAACGTAGGTATAGGAACTGATGCTCCTAGTTATAAATTGCACAACACAGGTACTTCTAGATTAGAGGGTAGGATTACATTAGGTGGAAACGTAAACAACTTTATAGAAGGTTCAGCAGGTGATGTTGACTTTAAAACTAATGGAAACTTCAATTTTATAAAAGGGAGTGATACGCTTTTAAAAATCTTAGAAACAGGTAACGTAGGAATAGGAACTACTGCCCCTCTTCACAAGCTTGAGGTTAATGGGAACATTAATATAGCTGGTGGAAATAATTCTTATTTAACTTTTAATAATGGAGATGCAAATATAAAAATACACAACAATAATCTTACTGTAGATGGTAGAGATTTAGGTTTTGAAACTTATAAAGCTGGGGTTGGTACTACCGAAAAAATGAGAATTACTAGAGATGGTAACGTAGGAATAGGGACTACTACACCTTCTGATAAATTATCTGTTATTTCAACCGTTGGTATATTAGGTGATAACACAGATCAAGGTTTACTTAAATTATATTGTGAAGCATCATCACATTATGTAGGTTTTAAAGGTGGTGTTCACTCTGGTGGTAGTAGTTATACATTACAATTACCAAACGCATTACCTAATGTAGCTAATCAAATACTTGAGTCAAACGCTTCGGGAACTTTATCTTGGATTGCTACCCCAAGTGGTGGTGGTGGTGCTACCGATTTAAATGGTTTAAGTGATGTGTTAGTTGATGGTACATCTGCTTATTTTTTAAATATACCAAGTAATTTAAGTGGTAACCCAGCAGATAATTTAGTTATTGGTGATAGTGCTGGTAATTCTTTAACAAGTGGGAATAGCAATATATTGTTAGGTAAAAATAGTGGTAACGCTTTAACCAGTGGTACTGCTTCAGTAATGATAGGGGAAAATGCAGGTTTAGGACATACAACAAATTCAGCATCAGTATATATAGGTTTTGATGCAGGAAAAGCAATGAATGCTTCAAATGCAGTTTGTATTGGTTATAGAGCAATAAGAAATTTACAAGGTGCTTATAATAACCATACTGTTGTTGGTGGGCAATCTTGTGCTAATACATTATTTTATAATTCACATACTGCTTTTGGTTATAGAACATTATTTTCACAATCAACTGGGCAAAGAAATACTCCAGTAGGTTATGAAGCTTTATATAGTGGTACATCTTTTACAGATAATTCTTCTCTTGGTTATGTTGCAGGTAAATCAATAACTGGAAATTCAAATACTGCTTTAGGTGCATACGCAGCAAATAGTGGAACTATTAATTTAACATCTGGCTCAAATAATACTTTAATAGGATTTGCTTCAGCACCAAGTGCAGCAACTGTAAGTAACGAAATTACTTTAGGTAATTCAAGTATAAGCACTTTAAGATGTGCAGTTACATCTATAACATCATTATCTGATGAAAGGGATAAATCAAATATTAAAGATTTAAGCTATGGTTTAGATTTTATTGATAGCTTACAACCAAGAGAGTTTATTTGGGATAATCGAGCAGAAACTAAATTACAACAAGTTAAAGATGAAAATGGTGATGATGTACTTGATGAAAATAATGATAATGTTTTTGA